CACTGGCATCCAAGGGGCGCGACGGCCCCAGCGCCCACAAAAAATGGGCGAAAAAAAACCGCCCCGAAGGGCGGCTAAGTATTGCATTGTGCGGCTTATAACCGCTTATAACCAGACGCCACCAACATTTCAGTGCAGAAGAATTCCCTATCGAAGGAATCACCTTCACCCCATTCGAAACCTTGTTCCTCCATCTTGCGGCGCATCTTAGGTATAAGACTTCTGATTAACCGCTTACTTGGCGGCTTACCATTGGCATCGCGCATTTCCATAATTCCGAATGCGCCGTAATACGATGTCACATAATCAACAAACCACATAACATTCCTCTCGTTAACGGGGCGGCTTGCGCCGCCCCTATGCTACAAACGCGGAATTAAAATTAAACTGCGCATGGAAACGCATACCGGTATTACTTTCTTTAAACTGAGAAAATTCTATGTCCGCGTTCTTGCGCTGGCAGTGGACACGTGCCACTGTGACAAGCTTCTCCCTAAAATTGCCTTTGTCCGCTGGCAATGTAACCTGTATACATATAACTAAAACCCCGAATAGATTTTCCGCTAATTCTTTCATGATATTCCTCTCGTTAACGGGGCGGCTTGCGCCGCCCCTATTGATTACTTGAACAAACGTTCGGCTTTTGCCAAAGCTTTCGCATCTGCCTTACATGCTACACGTATCTTTGCGATTACCGCCGCCAACCTTTCCTTCAACTTCTCTGATTGCCCCTTCAACTGGGCATCCGTCGCCGCCTTTGCCGCCTTGATCAACAGCGCCGCCGCCGTTGCATCGCCAGCTTTTACCGCCTTCGTGTAACCAGCGGCAAGCGCATGGGCGTCGCCGCCTTTACCTGCGTACTTTTTAACTGCTACCGCCGTCGCCGCCGCCGTTACGGCTTGCGCTTGCGTTCGGCTTTCGGCTTGTTTCACGGCTTTTGCTTCCGTGCTTTTCGGCTTTGTGATGTCCAAGTGCTGCATGACACGCTCGAACATTTTCTGCGCCGCCGCTTCGTTGATACTTTTCCCGCTTGTTACCAATTCCGCCAGCACGGCGGTACGATTCGCGCTGTATACGTCGAAGGTTACGCTACGGAAGGCGGCAAGTACCGCCGCCTGATTCTCTGATTGCATCGTGTGCGCCGCATCAATCGCGACAATCGATACCGCCAGTTTTACTGCGTCAAACAATATTACCTGTGACATGTGTTGCCTTTCGCACGGTATAGCGCCGCGCATCGCATGGGGCATTATTGCCGCCATATGAGAATCATACCGCTAACATGTAAGCCGTGTCTTTACACTTGGAACAATTCGACAATGGTGTCGAAGTGTAGCGCCGCATGGATATGCCTACGCCGGGAACCCCACCCGCACCCGACCCCCCAATATAGGTTGAGGGACTCTGGGCTGGCGGTAGCCAGCTAATCTGCACGAACTCCCAGCGTTTTTTTACGTTTCCCTAAGCCTCCCCCCACCCCCCTCATATAGGAAGACCCCCCCGTCACATTTCTAAATTTGCACCCCCACCCCTATGTGCTACACTTAGGGCCATCGTCCCAAAGGACTGCGTTGTATGACAATTACTTGTACGCCGGATTCCGGCATACCCATGCCGCCTGAAGATGCGCTTGAACCTGACTTGGTAGAGAGTACGCAGGCTGCGTGTAATACGATAGAGCTTCTAAAAGAAGAAGGTCTTGAAGTAACGCCGGATGATATGGATAAAGGCGTCGTAGCCGATATCATCGAAGAGTTTGCTGCAAGCGAAGATAGGGTCGAGCGCCCTGCGGCAGCTAAAGTGCTTGCAAAAACGCCTCCCTCCGCTATTGTTCTTGCCAGAGATATACTCGATGCCTTCTCACACTCCGTTGTAAATCGCGCCGTAGAGATTCGTCATCTTGTTACTAATAAGTTGATTATCGAATCAGATAATCCAGACCCGAAGGTTCGTCTTCGTGCATTAGAGTTGCTAGGTAAGATATCCGATGTAGGCTTGTTTACTGAGCGTAGCGAAGTTGTCGTGACACACCAAAGCTCATCGGAGCTTGAAGAACGGTTACGCGAGAAGCTGCGCAAGATTATGAACCCCGAAGGTATTGAAGACGTGAATGTTGTCGAGATTAACGGGGAAGCGTTAAACATTGGTAGAGAACTTGGGTTAGAAACGGAATCTGCGTCCGCATGAACTCCCTATCCGCCGCCGAAATTCAAAAGCTCTACAACAACCTGCATATACTATCCGCAGATGAGCAAGAAGAAGTGCTTAAAATTGCGGAGGAGTTGGAACGTAGGCGCGACGCGGAACGGTGCAGGAAAGATTTGATTGCTTTTTGTCAGCGGATGCAGCCTGACTATAAGGTTGGCAGACACCACAAAGTGCTTGCTACGTTATTGATGGAAATTGCAGACGGCAAGAAAGATCGTATATGCGTCAACATCCCGCCCCGTCATGGCAAGTCCCAGTTGGTCTCCATATACTTTCCGGCGTGGTTCTTGGGTAAATATCCCAATAAGAAAGTCTTGATGGTGTCCCATACGACCGATTTGGCGGTGGATTTTGGTCGAAAAGTGCGAAATATTATCGATTCTGACCTATATAAGAGCATTTTCCCCACAGTTACTCTTGCTTCCGACTCAAAATCGGCGGGACGTTGGAATACTAACTCTGGCGGCGAATACTACGCCTGCGGCGTAGGCTCTGCGCTGGCTGGACGCGGTGCAGACTTGCTATTAGTAGACGACCCGCACTCGGAACAAGATGTTTTGAATGGCAATTTTGATGTTTTTGAAAAAGCCTATGAGTGGTTTACCTACGGCGCACGAACTCGTTTGATGCCGGGGGGCCGCGTTGCTATTGTGCAGACTCGTTGGCATATGGACGACCTGACAGGGCGTGTAACACGTGATATGGCCCTTAATGAGCAGTCAGATCAGTATGAAGTGGTCGAATTTCCGGCTATTTTGGACATAGATGACCCGGAAACAGGGGAAGTAATTGAAAAAGCCCTCTGGCCTGATTGGATGTCGCTTGAAACACTGTATAAAACCAAGGCATCAATGCCTTTATTTCAGTGGAACTCGCAATATCAGCAGCAACCAACCGCTGAAGAGGCCGCAATTGTCAAACGGGAGTGGTGGAATTGGTGGGAACCTGAAAAACCGCCCAAATGTGAATACATAATCATGTCATTGGACGCTGCAGCGGAAAAAAACAACCGTGCTGACTTCACTGCAATTACGGTATGGGGCATTTTCTTTCATGAACCGAGCAATAACCACCAGATTATCCTGCTTAACTCCATAAAACAACGGGTGGAGTTCCCGGAACTTAAGGTATTGGCGCTTGAACAGTATAAATTTTGGACTCCCGATGCGTTTATTGTGGAGAAAAAGTCTAGCGGCACCCCGCTCTACCAAGAACTTCGCCGGATAAATATACCTGTACAGGAATATACTCCACATCGGGGCACAGGAGATAAGTTAGCGCGTCTTAACTCAGTTGCGGATATTATACGGTCTGGGTTAGTGTGGGTGCCACAAACTCGGTGGGCTGAAGAGCTTGTTGAGGAGGTAGCGGGGTTCCCATTTATGAGCCATGATGACTTGGTTGACTCAACGGTAATGGCATTAATGCGGTTTAGGCAAGGCGGCTTTATTCGCCTGCCAACTGATACACCCGAAGAGACTAAATACTTCAAATCAAAGCGGCGTCAAGCATACTACTAAGGATAAATTATGGCAACAAACATGGACAAAGGCTTGTATCAGGCTCCGCAGGGTTTGGATGAGACGACTGAAGAAAGTATTAGTATTGATATCGTTGATCCCGAGATGGTTACACTGGACGACGGCAGCGTTGAAATAACATTAATTCCAGACGCCGAAGAAGATGAGAGCGAGTTTGACGAGAATATCGCTGACACAATGAATTCAAGCGAATTATCCACATTTGCCAGTGATTTAATTGAAGAGATTGATGCCGACCTAAACGCTCGAAAAGAATGGGCAGATACCTTTGCCAAAGGGTTGGAAGTAGTAGGGTTTAAATATGAGGAAAGAACCCAGCCGTGGGACGGGGCTTGTGGGGTGTATTCAACCGTGCTGGCAGAAGCAGCTATCCGGTTCCAAGCCGAGACCATGAGCGAGACCTTTCCGGCTTCTGGGCCGGTAAAAACTAAAATTCTAGGCAGGGTCACCAAAGAGAAAGAAGAAGCTTCGCTTCGCGTGAGCGAGGACATGAATTATCAGTTAACTGAAAGAATGATTGAGTATCGCAGTGAGCATGAGCGAATGCTCTACAGCCTTGGTCTGGCTGGCTCCGCTTTTAAGAAGGTCTACTACGACCCAACCCTTGAGCGTCAAGTGTCTCTTTACGTCCCAGCAGAGGACGTGATTGTGCCTTATGGTGCATCTCATATTGAGATGGCTGAACGCGTTACACACATCATGCGGAAAACCAAGAATGAGGTTAAAGAGCTTCAAGTCAGCGGTTTTTACAGAGATGTTGAGTTGGGAGAACCACAGACGTTCTTCAGTGACATTGAGAAGAAAAAAGCTTCAGAAGGCGGATACACATTATCAAATGACGACCGCTACACCTTGTATGAAATCCACGTTGATTGCTGTTTGCCGGGTATTGACGAGGAGAGTAAAGATGAGGACATGGAGCTTGCCAAGCCTTATGTCGTGACTATAGAGAAAGGCACTGGAGAGGTTTTAGCTATCCGGCGTAATTGGGAACCGGACGACACCCTGAAAATGAAACGCAACCACTTTGTGCATTATGTCTATGTGCCGGGGTTTGGGTTTTACGGTCTGGGGTTAATTCATATCATTGGTGGATATGCTCGGGCAGGAACGGCAATTATCAGGCAATTAGTCGATGCGGGAACTTTATCAAACTTGCCGGGTGGATTGAAATCAAGAGGTCTACGTGTAAAGGGTGACGATACACCGATTGCTCCGGGTGAGTTCAGGGATGTGGATGTGCCCAGTGGGGCTATTAAAGACAACATCATGACGTTG